ACCGCGGCAGCGGCTTGTGGAGTCTCACGATCGATCGCAGACGCATCTGCCGATAGGCTTGCCAACAGAGCGAGCAAGTATTGCCACATGATTTACCACCCCTGTCGATGGTTGACGATCGGTTGACCGGACGAATCGATTCGCGACGCATACTGTGGCTCTGCGCTGCGCGGCGCATCTGCAAGCCACATCACCCACAGACCCGCCCGCGCGAGTCGCTGAATGAATCGCAACACGGGCCGATCCGGTCGCGGCTTGATCGGCGAATAGTCGCTCGTCGCAGCGCACCACGTCACGGCGACAGCCAACAGCACGGAGATCGTGATCGTTCGCATCTCTTTGTTTGTCATCGGTCTTGGCTCCAAATCGTGTATGCAAACAGACACGCGCACGCGCCGACAATCGATGCGATCCAGCCCGCGGGATGCCCGCCAAATGGCAGACCACCAGCAAACGAGCCGACAACGCCAAGGCCGATCGTGATCAACCACCCGTCAGGAAGTCGCCCTGGCATCAACCATTTGGCAACGCCACCAACGCACGCGCCGAACACAAGCCACAGAAGCAATCCCATGAAGAATCTCCTAGAACGCGATGTGAAACGTGTCTGCAATCAATCGGGCTGGCGACGCTTTGCGCGCTGCCTGTGGCGGGTGAAGCCAACCGCCGTGATCGAGATCGCGATACCTAAACCCATCGGTATCGCCAATCGCCCATGCGTCATCGAGCATGTGTTCGATTACGCTGCGCCTCGCCCAAAACGAGCCGTCTGGTTGATCGTGCGGGAACCTGTTTTCTTTCGGGCCGCACCACCCCGGCCCCCAGCTATTCAAGACCAAGCACAGATCGTCAGGCGCGCCGTTCTTTCGATGGCGAATGCCAATCGCACACATCTGGTGCATCCAAACGCCGGATGCCTCGCAGATGCCGTCTTTGTTGCGCGTCGAGGAAAACCCTTGCGACGAAGCGAGCGTGACGGGGTAGCCGCTTTCGATTGCGGCGCACAACTCTGCCCACGATCGCACCGCGACAACGTGCTTGAGCGGGTGCTTCTTGGCTTCAGCATCAAGACGACCGGCGTCGCCCTGACCACCGCAGCCATACGCGCCGAACTGACGCGCGCGCTCTGGTGAATACTCTGTCAGATCGCAGCTTGGATACTTCGTTCGATAGACAACGCCGAACTCTCGCAAGAATTTCGCCGCACCGTATCCGGTCGCGCCATCGCTCCACCCGCCGACAGGCTGCGCACCATCCCCCGGCTTCCCGCGCGCTTCTACTCTCGCCCCGCCATACAACGCTTCAGTCGCCGGGAACAATGGCGGGTCTGGAAGTTTGCCGAGCGACCACGACACGCTTTCGGAAACCGCGACCGCATGAGCTGCACCCCATGACACGCAGTCTCCGATGCCCTGTTTTCCTACAACGAAAGGCTTTCCGTACCGCGCGCGATGCGCCGCGTCGAGTTGTCGATACAAAAACGTGTCGATCCCCTTTGCTTCGCGCATCGCATCCGCGCCAGCTTGAAAGAAAAACTTTTCGTCGCCAAGCGTCGCGAGAAAAGCGCGCTCGCCCGCGGGGTCTGGCGTGTAGCCAAAGCGGTTTTCGATCACGTTGGCTGCACGCTTCGTCGCTCGATCGACAAGCGCGCCAAGCACTGCCATCGCGATCACGAACAGAACGGCAGATACAGACCACCGGCTATTTTGCGACATCTGCTGCGGCCCTCCCAATCTCGCGGAACGCAGCCACCCAAGCGGCGCGGCTCTCGTCAGTCACGGGGCCACCGCTTGAACCAACCGCAGCGTCGAGGAACTTGGCGATAGAGTCGCGCGCCCGCGGTTGCCGATCGCCAATCGAATCGCCGTGCATCCGCATCTCGCGCGCGAAGGCGCGAAGCTCATCAAACGCAACGCCTGTTCGAAGCCTCTTGTCGTGCTGCCCGTCATATTCGATCGCGTCGCCAAGAGCGTCGCATAGCGCAGACACGGTCGCCGCATCATCGCTTGCTGTTGGGCCGACAAACACGCCGCGAAGCGTAAAGGCGGCGGGGTTGTCTGGTTGCACGTCTGGCTGAACGGGTGCCGGTCGAGCAGCCCACGAAATCGCCGCAGCAGCCAGCAACGCGGCGAAAGCGACGTGCTTTCCGTCAATTCTCGGCACGTTCATTGATGCAAACAGAGTTTGCGCCTTCTCTGCCAGAGACTTACCGGCGAGCGCGTAGACGGCAGCAGCAATCAGAATGATGGTGATCATGTAGACCTCACGATGTGCAGAAGTGCTTCTGTCGCGCCTGACGCAACCGCAAGCGCGACGATTCGGACGGTTGGTTTTGCGACGATCCAAAAAGGCCACGCCACCAGCGGCACAACCTTGTCTGCAAACTCGTCGAACATATCGCCAACGAACGCGATCACGATTTCCTTCCGTTGCGCGCCATCGACCGGGATCGAGTCAAGCGCGGCGATCGCAATGCGCATCGCAGACACGATCAGTTCCGACAACTCCGCAACCGTCAGACCGTCGCGAGCCTTCAGACGCGCCTCGACGATGTACCCGCGCACCTTCTCCGCAAGCGTGTCGATCTGCCTTTCGGGAGTCAGCGGAGCTTCGTTCTTCATGACTTCACACCCGCGATGTAGACATCGACAGTCGTCGCAGCGGCGCCGCTGTTCGTGATCTGCAACGCCTTGCCGGTGGTTGACGTTGCCCATCCGTTTGCCGTGTTGGTGGCAAACAAAACGCAGCCAGCCCCGATCGTCACGTTGCCTGTTGCCCACGTCGCCCATCGGTTCGCGGGAGTGCCGCCAACGACAACGTCGCCGGTTCCGTTGTTGGAGATCATCAGCATCTTCACGGCAGCAAACGACAGAGTGCCGGTGCCGCCAAACGCCTTGTGCGCGAGCGAGCGAAGGTCGATCGTGGCACTCGCGCCAGCGTTGATCGGCAACTGATCTTTCCAATATGCGTTCGCCTGCCCACTAGCAGTGCCGTCATCGAGCGCAACGGTGTTCGTTGCAATCGCAGTGTCGGTAATGTCTGTGGCAGACCGCGAGTCAATCCATCGCGGAGTGACTTTCAATGTGCCGGAAAGCGTGAACGTTGTTGCCATGCGTCACGACCCCATCAGAGTAATCGAGTAGGTGACAGGAGTCGCGCTAGGGTTTGCGATGTAGAACGTCGCGTTGCTTGCATTCACAAGCCATGCGTCGGTCTGGTTGATTGCAAGCATCTCGCTTGCTGGGCCAACAGCGTGAGCGAACACGTTGAACGGGTCTGTCGGGTTTGCTCCGACATACAGATACTTCCCCGCAACAGTGTCTTCATTGACGATGCGCACAAGTCGCAGTTGCGAGAATGAAAACGGAACAGGAACGTCGAGCGTCTGCTGCGTCAGCGAAAAACAGTTGATTGAATCGATGCCATTTGCTGCGATCGTGCGAGTGTCTGCGTAGATCAGATTCACAAGCCCCACGCCTGTGCCGTCGCCAAGCGTGTAGATCGTCTGCGTCGTTTTCTTGTTTGTGACGCTGCCTACTTCCTGCGCATCAATTCGCTGCCATTGCAGTTTGGTTGTGATGATGCCGCTGAAGAGATCGCTGACTGTATCTGCCATCTACAGCACCCCCAGGGCGATCGCGCGTTTGACTTGCTCGACAGTCCATCCCATTTGATAGGCAATCGCTTCAAGTTCGCTGCGCGACCGCTGCGGGCGAGATGTAATCTTGCCCCAGTGTTGCGGGGTTGCTGTGTAAGATTTTGCGATCGAGTCAGAGTCGCCCGCGGCGGCAACAGGCTTTCGCCCGTCCGCGCCATTCTTCCAGTGCGACCATTGCGAAATCATGGCAGCGTCTCCGTCCGTTTACGTTACACGGCGAAGACGCCAACAAGCCTGCCTATGGCAACTCTTCGCACTCTGCCCAACACGCTGCATACCCAGCAACGTCAACTTTCGTGTCGCGCGTTTTGTTGTCGCCTTGGTTGCGCGACAACTTGTCGATGATCATGATCTGCGCCCATTCGCTTGTCGTCAGAGGCTCGCGCAGCTTGTGACCAAAGATCGCGTTGATGGCATCAACTGTTCGCTTGAAATGATGCCGCGGGCCACCGTAGGTCAGACGACGCTGACGAATCACGTCGCTTGTGTCCGCAAGCAGCCGTTCCGCTGCGTGCATCTCGACAGGCGCGGCAAGAATGCCATCACCCGTGATTCGAATTGGGTCAAGTTCCCTAGACTTTTTCAGTTCCGCTTCGCCTCGCAGAATCCAATCGGAAGAGATGTCGCTCGCGTGTTGAAGTTGTTCTTGCATTGTCGCAATATCCTTTTGCTGGTGACGAATGATTTTCAGCAAACGAAGCACGTCTGCCGCTAGGGTGCCGGATGTGCCAGTGTACGCGCCGGAGAATCGGCGCGCCCTGAATTCCGCTTCTTGGAAATATGCGGGGTCTGGCGTTTGCATGATGGCTTTCGTTGCAAGTCGCGATCGCAAAAAATGGGCATCGCTTTGGTGACTTCGTTCCTCCGGTGATCGACCACCACGCACGCCTGACAAGGCGGCTCAAAACTCGCGGCGATTTTCGTGGCGTATGCCGAGTGACCGATTAACGACCCGTTGCTGACATAACGACCGGCTCGCAGCCAACTGAATTGGTGCCAGTGGCCGAACAGCGTCAGATCGGCACGCTGCACGGCATTCCATGCGGCATTTTTCTTCGACACCGGCACATGAATTCCCCCGATCCCGCCGCTGTATTTGTATTGATGACCGTGAGTCGTGCGCACGATGAAGCCATCAAGGTCGATGTAGTTGAGCATCGACGTGCCTACTTGCCATTTGACGTGTGATCGAGTCTCCGCTGCCGCAAGTGTCAGATAGCAATGCTGCTCAAACGAATGATCCATTTCTGTGCCGACACGCAGCTTGTCGGTCGATCTGCCGTGATTGCCAGAGTTTGTCGCGACGATCACCGATTCGCTCGACTTCGCCACAACGTCAATGAAACCGGCAATGCGCTCCCCGGCCCATCGGATAGCAGAAAGCGGTGCAAGCTGCGCCATCTCTGCCGTGTCTTCGTGGATGTGTCCCGAAATGAAATCGCCGCCCAGCCAGACGACAACGCGACTGATGTCGGCGAGCCTGCGTTCGTGTTCAAGCAAAGCGGCAAAACGTTCAGTCAGTTCAGCAATTCGCCTGTCGCACACGGCGAGATCAAATGCGTTGAGGTTATTAACGGTGGCAGGGTCAACGCGCTCTTCGACGTGCCAATCGGAGAGCATGACGATCATCGTTGCGCCATGCTTGGCAGAGCCATGCGCCTTCGTAGGCATCTTCTTTGGCTTGATGCCAGCCAATCCAGCGATCGCGTCTGCTCGACCGCGCTCTGCTTCAATTTGAGCCAGGGCGGTTTTGTATCTGCCTCGATATGAAGCAATCTCTGCACGAAGGCGCGCGATTTCTGCATCGGTTGCGAGTCGCTGCGCTGCGTCGATCTTGCTGGCGATTTGCGTCTTCAGCGTTGCTCTAGCCATCTGACAACCCCCCATACGCCGATGTTGATGATTCCATCCTGCTTTAGGGTTTCGCTGATCGTTCGCGCCAGCGTCCATTTCGGTGATTTTATCTTGCCTTCATGCCATTCAAGCCTGATGCCTTCAAGCTCTTTGCGCGCTTCGACTGAAACAGTTTTGTGCCACGGCATCACGCCACCGGCGCGCGTTGGCAATGCCTTGCGAATCCGTTCGCCAAGTTTTGTCATCGGCTATTCCTCATGGTCATCTGGTTGTCGAAATCCCTCGGCGTGCAGAACACCGGAAAGCTCATCGGCAAATTCGATCACCGCTTCCTCACTCACGTCAGGCCATCGCGCGTGAATGAGTTCGTGAAGCAGAACGTTTAGCAGTTCGTCGCCGTGCAGCTTGTCGGAAACGCGAATCGTGTTTGTCGAGTAGCAGCAATCACCGTATCGATCAGAAGGAACGCGACAACGAAGCAGTCGCCAACGCTTGCCGCCGATGTGAACGATGTTTCGCCTGCGAGCCATGCGGTAATTTCCCACGCTTTAGGCGCGCGGTCTAGCGAGTCAGGTTGCCCATCTTCAAGTCAGCGTGATTTGAAGTTTTGTTTCGTAATCGGTAAGCGGGCCGAAGTTTGCTGATTGGGATATTGGTTCTTCATTGAACATATTGAAAAAGTTGGTGTTTCCTGACGCAACCGAAAAGCCAATCGTTGTGGTTCCTGTTGTCGTGAGTTGTTGCAACTCCGCATCGGTAAGTGTTGCATTCGCGTCAAAGCTTTGGCGAAAGCACGAAAACGGCTCGTCAAGATCAGCAACCTCGACCATTCGCGTGTCGGTGTAATAGATAGTCACAACTTTTCTGTTTGAAAAGTCGTATGGATCGCTTGTGATGAAGTTCGCAGGCGACCATCTAACTTTTTTTGTCAAGTTTTTCTTGCCCACCACATTTGCCGAAAACCGTGCCGACAGCTTGCCATCAAACACATCAAACATTACTTGAGTGCCTTGCCTGTTTGCCGCCACGCCTCCGCTCGTCGCTATTGTTGCGTCGTTTTCTGTTCCAGAAAACGGAACCTCGACGCTTTTGTATTTATTTGTCAGTGCCAAACTCAAATATGACTGCGCTTTTAGTCGCGTTATGGTGTATTGCCTTTTCTCAAACGCAATGATCGGCACGTTATGAAGAGTTCCAGATCCGCCATAGGAGTATCCGGTGCCGTACCATTTGAAATATTCTTCGCAATTGTCGATGGCTTGATTGATGCCATCGATAAAGCTTCCGACTTCTGAAACGTTTATGGCTGCCATGATCAAAACCTTTCGACCAGAAACGCCCGGTGGATTGATTATTGCAGCCGGTGGTTTTTCGTAGAGCTTTTCATCTGACGGTGTGACAAGAACGGTTTCATCTAAATCACTTTTAAATCCATATGCGTTGTTGGGTGCAAACTCGACACCGTGGTGATTCGCGCCATAAAGCTCAAACTCTTTGCCCCAAATCAACACGCCAGTTGTCTGCGCAGACAACGGTGCATTTGTTGGCGTTATTTTTGCGCCCCGCGTGTAGTTGCTTGCCACTGTCGCCCAAAGATTTTGCGACTGCGTTAGAGGAAAGCCAAACGCGCCTTCTGTGAATTGCTTGCGATGCTGATCTGTGATCGTCGCATCTACGGCAACCATTCTCGTTTTTGGTGCATGGTTTCCTGCACCCTTTGAAGTTAAGTAACCGTAGGCAGTGCCAATTCTTCGGCACCATTTGCTTCCGTTGCCGCGCACTGCGCGCCCATGATCAAACTCAACCGATCGTCTGTAAATTCGCGCAGTGTCGAGCCAAACAGGACTTGCATTCACCGTCGCGCTGAACGAATCGCCACGATACGGGGTGATTGTTGGTGATGTCCACGTTGTTGGGCCAGAAGAAATCGTCAGAGATGCGTAGCTGCGGGGGTTGATGTCGCCGGATGCTTTGAAGTTGAGCGGGACTGAAAACGATGCGCTGAATCTAAATGGCTGTTCTGGGTCGCCAACAAAACCAACAGCCGAATCTGATCCGCACGGGTTATAAACGCCTACTTCAAGCAGCGGCTCCGTGTATCCCGTTTTTTGCGCCTCTAATTCATACGAAACGGTTCCGATGGGACTGCTGCCGATGATGCCATATTCAAGCTCAATAGCCTGCGTGACATACATTGCATATCCCGCGCCAAACATAAATGTTGCGCGTGCTGAATCAAGGAAAGGCCAGAACTCTACTAGCGGCAGATTCGCAGGAAGCCCGCTCCACCCGCCTCCGCTTCTCGCCGACTCGTACACAGTGAAGTAGCCTTCTTCTGTTGTTTCTGTGGGAAACGCGGTGATGATGCGACGCTTCAACTTTGCATACACTCCGCTGTTTCGCGCAGGCGTGTTGCACACTTTGATCGTAAGCTCGCCTACCACTGGAACCTGCGTGTAAGTTCCGTAATAGCCCATGCCAAATGCTGTTGAGATTGGCAGCGGCATTCCGATTGCCATTGGTCGAGCTTGGTTGAACACCGCAGGATCATCGTAGACATGAATTGTCGTTGACGTGTTTGGCAGCGCGGTGACTTTGCCGTAGCTTCCTTCAGATGTTCCGTTGTTGTCCTGCGAAATCAAATGAACGGCATCGACTTCATAAGCAAACTCTGGAGGCTCGCTGTATTTGCGAACTTTGCTAGCGAACCCTGACGCAAGTGGAGTCCATTCGCTCATAGCTTTATCAGATATGGGTTTCCGCGTGTTGCAATCACTGCATATCCAGTGTCGCTAGTCTCAAGCACACCCGCTTCTGGATTTGCAGATGACGATCTGCGCGTAGGCAAAGCAACATATTTGTGAGACGCGCTGATGACCGTCACTTTTGCCATGCAAATGCCGCTGACAGCGCACAGCACAACGTCCGTCCCTGCCTTGGCTGGCTCGACGGTTACTGCAAACACCGTTGGCTTAATAGTCGAATCAGTCTCGCCAGCAATTAGATCGCGAGGCTGCGCAAGCGAACCGTAAAAATACTCGATGACACCAGACAAATAGGAAGACTGACCAGCACCAAAACTCGAAAGTTCAATCGCGTAACCGGCCTGCGTGAGATCAACCGTCAGCGCGGGCTGAAGTTTTACGGGGAAAACGACCGCTGGATACCTACTGACAACCGTTGTGCCAGCGGTCACGCCACCGCTTGCACCAAGCACAATGTCGGCAGCTTGCTGCGCACGATTCCACGCCTGCGCTGAAAGCGCGCCGCGTATTTTTTGCCCTGGCTCGACTCTGCCGCCGCCGCGCTCCATCTGTTCACCCTATGCCTAGTCTTGAAAAACTCGACCGTCTATAGACCTTGTTGACATACACAAATTTTGGCACGCGCAAAACCTTCAGTGCCGAATCGTCAACCTTTGGCTCGTATGTGATCCACAGGAAATCGTGGCCGTCCTTTTCCACCCCGGTTACATCACCAAGCGTGAGCGCAGGGTATGTCTGACCTGGCCCGCAGTTTCCGCTTGCTGTGAATTTGTACGAGAGATTCCAAGGCCCGTCGCCTTTTTCGCTATCCCATTCCTGCGAGCCAGAGCAACCAACAAACAACACCTCGCCAGCGGCAAACGACTTGAACGCTGCGCTGTTCACTGTGCCCGTAAGCTCCGCAAGAGTCTTGATATATGCTGCGGTGACATAGGTGCTTGGCACGTCATACGATTCAGTCCACGTCAACGACGGCGTGACAACATCAACGCCAATGACACGTTCGCCATCGACGCCGATTGCGCCTTTCTGATCCGGCGCAGTTGAGGGAAATCGATTTTCTCCGGTCACGGATGTTACAGATGGGATCGCTTGCGTCATGTGCGCGGTTGCGCCGCCAGTGTCAAACGACCGCGTGCGCCGAAGCGGATTGTCGTCATTCGACCCGGTCTTCACATAGTTTACCGACACATCCCATACGTCATCGGCAACGTGCGACACGCTGTAGGATTCGACCATCATTTGATAGTCGCCTATCTGAACAAATCGCTCTGACGTGAACTTTGTATTTGCTGCTTCGTGAAGCAATGCGTCGTTAGAGTAGCCAAACGCGCGGAAGGTTTTTGTGAGCGTGCTTTCTGCCTTTTTGCCCTTGCGCTGGATGGTGGCAGATCGACTTCCGTTTGTTTCGATGAATTGACCCATTAGCTAAATCTCCCGCCTCCGTCTGCCGCCATCTGGCTAGTGCTTGTTGCCGTTTGCTCTGTTGCTTTTGCGATGCGCTCTTGCAGGCTTGATCCAAAACCCATGCCGAGCGCAGCGTTTGCGCTGAACGTGCCAGCTATTTCCGTTTTGCTCTGCGCTGCATCCGCTGCACCACGATCCGCGGCATTTTTTGCGGCATCGGTTGGCTTCCCGCTCTCAGCCTCTTGAACCCGCTCCGTGGCTGCGTCAACCTTGCTTTGGTAATTCTCCATCTGCGCATTTGTAAGCAAGCCTCGCGCGTTCAGATCGTGGATCATTGCCGCGATTGTGCGCAATTCATCCATCGAAGATGCGCTGTCGAGCTGATCAATGAGCGTGTCGCCTGTGCTCCTGCCTTGCCGCTTTTCTGTTTGCGACTGCGACAGACCGGCAACACGACCTTCTGCCGCGACAACCGCTGCCCTGCGATCGGCCTTGCGTTGTTGGTTTTCATCGAGCCTGCCCTGCGCTGTTGCGTCTGCGTTGTCGCGCATGGCGCGCGTGCGATTGTCGGATTCTTTAGATGCCTGCGCGTTTTCTTTTTCTGCCTGCGCAACACGATCGTTGATCCCAGGTCGATCTTTGCCGCGTTGCTCCGCGCGACCATTCATTTCTGCGTCAACGCTATCAAGCGCGGCCTGCTTTTCTTCAGCGTTCTTGAAGATGCCGCTGATGCGAATCCACGCTTTGCGTATGCCAGCTTCCAGAACATCCCACGAAGCGAGAATCGGGTTGATTATGTTGTCAAATGCGCCTTGAAGGTATGCGCCAAACGTGTTGAACGTTCCCGCAATGGCAGTCCACAGCGTGTCCCACGTCGCGGCGATTTCTGTGCCGAGATAGGTGAACGTGTTTTGAAAAAAAGCAATCCACGGGTCAACGTAGCTCATCAGAGCGTCTACCCCGCGCAGCCAACCGGCTTGAAGACCCGCCCACAGAATATCCATTGCGCCGGAAAGATCACCATTCGTGATGGCTTCGCTAATGCCGTTAAACGTGATCGACGCGGTCTTTAACAGATCGCCAAAAACGATAGAGGCATCGGCGACAACCGCGTTGAACGTTTCGCCGATCATTGCGCCAGCTTGACCAGCAAGGTCACCAATGCCAGACAGAGCGTTGCGAATCGTCCCGCCAAAGCTGTAGGCAGCAGCCCCAGCCAGCCCGATGGCCCCTGCGATCGCTAGGATGGGCGCAGCGGGGGCCAGCCACGCAGCCGCGATAGCGGTCGCACTCGCCACAGAACCCGCCACAGCGGCAGCAGCAGCCCCCAGATAGGTGCCGATGGCTGCTACTGAACCCGCCACAAACGCCCCCAGCCCCGGCAGTCCGCTGGCAACCCATGCAACCGCAATGCGGGCGGCATTTGCGACTGTAGCGGCTGCGGCAGCGATCGTCGAGGCAATGTAGCGACCGATCGACCCCGCGGCAGACGCGGCCCACGCAGCGGTTGCAGGCGCGAGGCTTGCCACCCATGCCGCACCCATCCGCGCCACGTTGGCGACGGTCGCGCCCGCTGCCATAGCCATTGATGCAATGTATCTGCCAATCTGCACGATAACGCTTGAAACGCCAGTGACGACCGGGGCGACAAACTCTGTCGCCCACGCTGCCGCCACTCGCGCAGCCGACGCGACAGTCGCTGCGACCACCGCTGCCATCCTTGCGATGTATTGCCCAGCGGCGACCGCAGTCGCAGTAGCCCACGCTCCAATCGCCCGAATCGCATCGACGAAACCACTCGCGACAGGAGCGATCGCCGCCCCAATCGGGGCAACGGCTCGCACCACGTCAGACCCGATCGCGATTGCGAGCGACGAAAGTTGCGTGAAAGCAACGCGAAGCGGAGCAAGCGACATCAACATCCTGCTAAATGCAGTCGTGAATGCGCCGGTCATTGAGCGACCGACAAATCGAGCGATGGCAAACTGACTCATGAACACGCCTTGCAGCGCGCCGCCAAAGCGGAGAAGTGGGGCGAACGCAGAAGCGGCAAATCCCGTAACAGCCGACGCAGCGGCAGACATTGCACTGATTGTGACTGCGCCCGCAGCGGTCATCGCACTGACCGCAGATGCGCCAAACCCGATCATGGCAACGCCAGCCATCTGCGCGCCCGCAATCAAACCGGGAATGACCGACGCGAACGCTCCACCGGCTGCTGCAATTGCGCTGCCCATCAATCCAATCGGCGCAATCACCGCGCTAGTGACCGCGAGCAACGTTCCAACCGCCGAGCTGGCTATCGAGATTGCGCCTCCCGCAACAACCATTGCGGCACCGGCGGCGATTGCTCCCGCGGCAATTTTGTAGATCAGTTCGACGGCTTTTGGATTCGTGGTGACAAAGTTTGTGATGCCATCGATGAAGCCTCGCAGAATCGGCACGGTCTTTGCAATGGCTGGCCCGATGGCATCGCTGACCGCAATCGACAGACGCTCAAGCGCGCCAAGCAGCGCGATACCCGCGCCAGCCATCCCGCTCATGAGCATCTTGAACTTCTCGCCAACAGGAAGCGCGCCTTTCATCTTTTCTGTCATCGACTCGAAACCATCAACGCCCGTTTCGGTGAGGATGGCAGCAGCGCGAATCGCATCGCTGCCAAAGATGCGACGGAAAATGTCGTCGCGCGCAGCCTTGTCCATGTTGCCGAGCGCACCGTTGAGCGTGCGAATAATATCGACCATCGGCATCATCTTGCCGTTGGCATCGCGGAACGAATTAACAGTTAGTCCAAGCTGCGTGAGCGCGCCGACCGCTTCATCTGCCGGTGCCATGAGTCTCAGCAACATCGTTTTTACTGACGTGCCTGCGTCGCTGCCCTTCACGCCGTTGTTGGCAAGGATAGCCAGGGCAGCGGACAAGTCAGTAATGTTTTGACCGGCAAGAGCAGCAACCGCCGAAGACATCGCGAACGATTCAGCCATCGAGGCGATCGACGTGCTTGACGAATCCGCTGCCGCACTGATGGTGTTCGCTGCTTCCTCCGCTGACACCTTGAAAACGTTCATCGCGTCATTCATGACGACCGCGGCAGTTGGCACGTCGATGCCGCCAACCTTCGCAAACTGCAACGCAGCCTTGCCAGCACCCGCAAGCACATCGGGCAATTCCATGCCCGCCTTCATCAATTCAAGCATTCCTTGCGCTGCTTCAGTTGGGCCGATGCCGAGTGCTTGCGACATCTGCATCGAGGAAGCGCGCACTTGCTCGATGCTTGCAGCCGTCGCGCCAGTGGACGCGCGGATGTTCAACAGAGTGTCTTGGAACTTTGTTCCAGCGGCAACAGATGCCGCGAACGGGGCAACCATACTAAGACCGACGCCACCAAGGCCCGCGCCCGCTGACGCGAGCTGCCGCCCCATCTGACCGATGCGAGCGTTGACCCTGCCGACTGCCGCAAAAAATTTGCGCGGGTCAGCACCGATCTCGATGTAGACGCCACCCTGCCTGACCGCTGAACCAGACATTTATCAACCTTTGTTCCAGTTCGGCCCGAGCAGTTTTTCGATTTCTTCTGGCGTCGCCTGTCTTGGCTTTTTCTTCTTTACGAATGGGTGAAACTTAGATGGCTCTGCTTGCGGTTTCGTGCTTGATTTGTTGACGTTGTATGTTTGGCACAACAGGTTTGCGGTGTGCCACCAATCGCTTTCTAGGCGCGCATCTCTGGCAATGCAGAGTTCGCGGTAAGTCCATCCGCTGGGGTCGATGCCGATGATTCCAGCGGCTTCGTAGATGGCTCGCCAGATTGTTCGACCAGAGCTTCGATCGTCACGTTTTCTAGTTGCGCCTCCGCGCGATCCATCATGATCTGATGAACTTCGCTCATCTTCTGAGCCATCAGACGAATCATCTTTCGGAGGCTGTTCGGGAAAAAATCAATCCATTCTTCCTCAACAACTTTCCGCGCTTCGTCGAGCGCATCACCACGAAGCCCATCGAGGAACTGTTCGTGCGTGATGCCGCGATCGGTCAGTTGCTTGTCGAGCAACGCGCACAGCACATCACCAACCACGATGAACTGCGAGCGCAGAACGGTGATTGTTTGGTTGATAATGGCAGTGTCTAGCAAGTCAAAAGGAACTTGCTTGCCTTCCTCGTTGACGATCTGCACACAAGCCTTCACGCGCTTCGCAGATTCAACCGTAAGGGACACAAGCCACGGGCGACCTTGATCGTCGCGAAATTCTCTTGCCACGTTAAAACCTCAATCCTGTGCGAGCCAACTTGCATTCAACGGTGAACGTCGCGACTCCATCGACGGGGTCGTTTTCCGAAATGCTGACCGGCACGGCAGTGAATGACCACCCAGCCGCGCCGCCCGAAACAGTCAATGTCGTTCCAGACATCAGATTGCTCATGATCGAGCCGAGATCAGATGCGTCGTTCAGTTCGACAGACACAGTCGCATCCCATCCAACGGAATGCGTCGCGGCGGCGCGCTCGCCAAACTCCTCGACTTCGATCGTTTTTGCCTGCATTGTGAAAGTGACGTTGCGCGCGCTTGCGACATTGCCGCCAACTGACACAGAGCAATTTCTGCCAAGCAGGATTGCCACGTCAGAATTCTTTCGCCGTTACCGAATATGTTACGGCTCCATCGACGGAAATATTTTCAGTTACCGACATCACGTTGAACGAACCCGATGTGCCAGTGCCAGCGGTCAAAGCGGCGACCAGACCAGTGGCATCATGGCACTCGATCTCCCACGTCTTTGTCGTGAAGCCAGCCTGACTAGCTTTGTAGCCGCCGGTGGTGTTCGATCGGTTCGACACATCGATGACTTCGCATTCCTCCGTATAGCTTGCGGAGATGATGTTTGTGCCGACAGGTGCGCCGGAAGCCAATCGACCGAGTGAAATCGCCATGTGTTATTGCCTTTCCGTATTATCAAGCGGTGCGAGTGCCGGAAACGGTGAAAGTGACGATGCCATCAAGCGGCTCGTCACGCTTTACGGACGTGCAAACGTAAGTAGCGTTGCCGGTCGAAGTTCCCGCGATCGTAAAACTGCCGCCAGCAGCCACGCCGGGAGCGTCAACGCATTCGATTTCGATCGTCTGCTCGACCATGCCGCGACGAAACTTGCGCGAAGTGTTGCCGAGCGCGGTCACGTCGATTTCGTTTGCGCTGTTGGTGACAGTGCAACTTCTCGCGCCCGTGACACCAGTGATCGTGATGTTTTTGCCAAGCGTGATTGTGGACGTGACTTCTGGCATGGTTTCCTCTGTGATTGGTGCGGTGCTTTTAAGCTAACCGGCGCAATCGACGTTCGTACCACCTGTGGCTAATCAGATAGGTTTTCCCGGCCCACTGATGGTGTTTCTGAACTGTTCCGGCAGCTTGCCGATTTGCGTCTTCACAGACTGACTTCTCATGTACGGGCGCGCGGGGTATCGAACCGAGCGAGAGACGCCAAGGCGCGTCCACAAGCTACCCGTTCGAATGCTCCGCGATGACCACAAAACGGCACCCATCTTCGGAGTTCCGTTCGCGTATGTCGCAATCGCTCGCCCCTTGTCTCGCCTGCGCTTGGCAATGCGCGCCGCATCGACACCGATCGCGTAGG